TTTCCACGATCCGCCGCGCAATCCAATGATTGCGATACATGGTCAGCATCAGCCAGTAATTCAGGCTGATGCGCGTCATCTCGTAGGTTGTGCCTTGGCCTAGCGATGGAGTACGGTGCCCCATGCGCGCGGGAATGTTCTGAAACACGTCCATGGCCCGCGCCGCAGCCATCCCTGCTTTGAATTCGTCCCCAACTACTCCCAATTCAGGCGGTGTCGTGGGTGGGTCGATCTGCGGAGTTTTAACTTTACGCGGCATATGTCAATTTTTCGTAAACGGAGTAAGTATCTTCGGCTGTTCCACAGCGATCACTTGATAGGGCAGCGTTTTCATGCAGCCTCCGCAAAGAAGGAATTGCACGATTTGGCCGTTGCCGAGTTTGGTGGCGAGCGTGCGCAGCTCACTCAATGGCGCATCGCAGTGGGGACAAATCGCCTGTTTCGGTTTCTTCAATACGTCGTCAGCCATGAGAGTGTCCCCGCTGCCGTGGAAATGAAATACAGTCGATTGAGATTTTGCAGCGCAATTGTGACGAAAGCGCCTGGGGGCAGAAGCAATCCGGTGGTTGCCGTTACTCCTGCCCCTCCAATCGAGATAGGCGCGGTATTGGCGCTGGCAGCGGTCAGGACAATATGCCCCGCTGGTGCATTTGGCCCTTGTTGCGCGGCGGTGGTAACGGCAATCTGGCCTGCATCGATATTTTGTGGAGCGAATTGCAAGCTGTACGGAAGTGTGCTCATTGGCCGCTCTCCCATGGGTTCGGCATGGTTTCAGTTGCGATCCCAAATGATCCCAGCACGCTATCCACGCCGGTGATCTTGCCTTTGTTTTTGCTGGCATAGAAAACGCTTTCGCCATTTTTCTTGCCGTATTCGTTTTCCATATTATTTTCGATCTCGTTTCCTTTTTTTGTGAGCGGCATACAATCTCCTATTCGCGGCGGAACACCGCAATCCGGTTTTCTACCGTCATCATAACCCCAAACACGCTAATCCATGCACAAGGAATTTTTTGGGAATTATATACTTTACTTACTGTCATCTTTTGCGGCCTTTGCTGCCTTACGTTTGCGGCGTTTAGCCGCTTTAGTTTTTGGTTTTGGCTTGTATGCGAGCACTACATCCGTGATGGTATCCAGCTCCCTCGGTATCTTGGTCACGCCATACCTCCGACAAGTTGCTTGTAGGTGATGTGCTTGCCTGCGACGGCATCGAAAAAGCTATCGAGTCGATCCATCGTGTGCCGCACGACGTTGCCCTCGTTGAGCCTCCACGCAAACTCGTCCACGTAGCGCCCGATGTGCTTAGGGCTGGCGTGGTGGTAAACCCCCTGCAAGCCGCGCTTGAGGACGGCCCAGACGCTCTCGATTGAGTTGGTAGATACACCCTCGCGGCTGTACTCGCCCGCAGAATGATTGACCTTATCGTGCCGATAAAACAGGCCGTCAAGGTCGCTGTACGCCGTGGCCTCATCGGTTAGGAGCGCGGAGCCTACCTCGATATGGGCATAGATGAGCGCCTGTACGGTGTTACTTGTGGTATCGGCAATCGTCATAGCCCGTGTCCGTCCGCCCCGCTCACGCATCCCCAGCACGGCAGTCTTGCCGACCGCACCACGGCCAGCGCGTAGCTTTTTGGACTCGTGTTTGTTGCGCTCTTTGCCGCCAATAAATGTCTCGTCGATCTCCACGATGCCGCGCAGCTTGTCGATGCTGTCGGGTGCGGAGCAAGCCTCACGGAGGCGCTGAAGCATAAACCAAGCGGATTTTTGCGTAATCCCAATTTCCTTAGCGAGTTGCATGGATGAGATGCCCTTGCGCGACGTGACCAACAGGTACATTGCGTACACCCACTTATTGAGTGGGATCGGGCTGCGCTCAAATATCGTTCCCGTGCGGACGGTGTAGGTGAGCTTGCAGGCGTTACAACGATAGTAGCCGTGGTACTTGCCTCCCATCGTCGTGATGCGATCACCGGACTTGCAATCGGGGCACATGGAGCCTTGGGGCCAGAGACGGCCCTCCAAGTAGACGCGGGCCGACTCCGCGTCGGGAAAACGGGCAAAAAGCTCAAATGTGCTGATAGTGGACTTGCTCATTTAGATTTTCCTGCCGTCGCGCAAGCTTATTTTGATTGCTTGGAGCGCATCTCCCGCCGGAATGTCGTCAGGAACGTTAATCCCAATAAACCTCGCTAACTCTACAGCTTGAGTGCGGAGGTAGGAAAGATATTCATCTTTCGCTTTCAATTTCAGTTGCGTCTCGTCGAGAAATTCGGACAGGTTTGAAGTAAGTTCACTGGATTTGATTGAGGCAGTAGTTTGCTTTTCGCTAGCCTCGCATTCCTCGATAGATAAGCTCACCTCATAGGATTGGCGAATCAACGGATGCATCGATATATCCACACATTTTCGACCCCTGCTAACGGCCCACTTGCCGCTTTCGCTTTTGTAGGATTTCCCACTGGTACCTATCGGCAGCGCCAAGAGGTAGGCTTCAGCGTCCTGCTGCGTCCCAAAATACAGACATCCACGTTTCTCGTTCATCGGTGTTTCCTCTATGCATCAATAATACATAACTTACTCACGTAAGTCAAGTATATAATTCCCAATTTTTTGGTTGCGTCGTATTGTCATATCGGTGTACGTATCCAGGTAGATCGCGCCATCGATCCACACGCCTTCCACTTTGATTTCCGTTTCTTGCGTTCCCTGATCGACAGACCACAAAAGCGGCGCCTCTTGCCATGCATTGAAGTAGATGCGCCAGTTCAATTTGCTAGCCTCCAGGATGGAAACGCGACTCGACACAAATACCGCGCCGCATCCATCGCATGATCGTCCTGCTTCTTCGGTTCCTCTTTGCCGCGCTCCACTTTCTTGTCATCCCAGCAATAGGCTTGCACCTCGCGCTGGAAATTTTCGCATCTTTCATGCACGCGAAGTTTTCGCGTGCGCAATGCCGACGACATGGTGCGAATGCCGTCCAATACCTCATTGTCCGCATCAATGCAAACGATTCCGCGCAAATTCAATTCAGCTTTGAAGCTGGCCGCGCTAGGATCGACAATGATTTGCGGAAACGAGCGCCCATTCGCAACCTTCGATTCGCGAATGAATTGTTCCAGATCGTCCGCGTATTCCGCATCGGTTTTCTGCCGCATCTTTTTTACCGAGTCCCAGTAGTATTCACGGTCGATCCACACCGTTTGCCCGTCGTCGATAGCATCGAGAAACACGCATGGATTAGTGGTTCCGTAGTCGATGCCAATATACCAGTTTTGCCACCCGCCCGGCCCGAACGTTCCCAACGGAGGTTCGGTATAGAGATTCTCATCGCCCCAGCAATCGCGATAAATCGCGCCTTCCGCAGTAACCCAGAGGCCGAGAATATATCGCTCGTAAAACACACCGGTGTAGAGCATCTTCTGGGCTTCGATGAATTGCGGGCTGAGGTTGGGATTGTCGGCCATAGTGAAATGGCCGCTGCGTAGAATGCCTTTCTCGCGCAGTTCCGTGTTATCGAGGTACTCGGTTTTCAGCCAGTGCGACGGCACATCGGTATTCGTGGTGCCGTAAAATCTCGCGCCCGGCGGTGACATACGCGTCAGCAACATCTGAAAATAACCTTGCGGCATCAGCGTGACTTCATCGCAGACTGCAACACTCACCGTCAGGCCGCGCAGATATTTCTCCGACCCCTCGTCTTTCGCGCCCATCACGAGCCAATTCGATCCCATCAGCTTCAGCAGGCCGTTTTGATGATTGTAGGTGTAGGCGTTGCGGGGTATACAGGAGAAAAGGCTGTTTAAAACATTCGAGAAAATCGTTTGTTTGGTCGCGCCGGTGAGCAGTTTCCAACCGGGCATCGATGTGCGGCACGCGGTGAGAATCTTGGGCAATAAGGCGTAGGTCTTCCCTGAGCGAACACTACCTTCCAGGATAGTGATGCGAGCATCCTGATCGAGCGGACGAAACGCAAATCCCCGCAAGCGCTCGCCGAACGTTTCCGGTGAGAAGAGCGGCATTTATTCGAGGATGAGAAATTCCCAAGTACCAGCAGCAGGCACAATCGCCGTAGCGGTGGGATTGCTAAACACCAGCGTGATATTTCCCTCGGAGACGCCGAACGCACTGACACCCACGCCAGGATCGGCAGGGGGGATGATCCCTGCAACAAACGATCCCGATCCTACATACGCGGTGGAAAATGTTTGGGTGGAGACACTGGCCGCCGCTACCGATGCGGGGGTAATTGCGAGAGCTACTTTTTTGATTGCATTGAGAATCATGTTTACAATCCTTCCACCTTCGGGGATTTTTCCGCAACTTTTTTAAACTCTTCGATCAGTTCCGCCAAGGGATCGTTAACAGTCGTGATTTCCGTTCGTTCCGTCTGCCCGAGTTCCTGCTTGCCTAACCAGATTAGCATAGCGATATTTCCAGACAGGGCAACTTGCGTCTGTTTGCGACGGAGACTGCTTTTACGTTCGGCGCGTCCTTTTGCCATTACATCCGCAAAACGTCGGTCGAGAGTATCTGGGGAACATTCCAGTAAACGAGCGATTTCAGTGGTAGGACACCCAATGCCCGCGAGTTCATAAATCATCCGCTCATCGAGTGCAAGCGGCGGGCGTCCATGTGTCTCCCGAATGGGCAAATTGGTGGACATGGCGGAATTATACACCTAGGATGGGGGCGCGTTTTACATAATGCGTTTATCCCAATGACCGCGAGCTTTCATGAATGGGCAGTAGGTGATCTTGACTTCTTGTATGACCCGCTGTGGTGGTGGTGGTGGGGCGCGGACTGGCGTGGGCGACCTGTAATTGTCTGGCACACTTGAAATGAATTTACGGAATACCATACTATTTCTCCTTTTCTTATTGAAGACGCACGAGTGGCTTTTGAGAATTTCGACGAAATATCTTGAGACGGTATCGTATGCGTGGGCTGTGCGGTTCCCCGTCCGGCTGATCCTGGAATAAAAAATCCACCTATATCTCTAACAGGAACGCAATCGCTTGCGCGGATACCTAGCAAAATGCACACAAAACAATTCCGAAGCCGCACGTCTCAGGCAAGATCAGGATAGCAAATTTTCCAGGAAAGTAAACCCAAGAAAAACTTATCGGTTTTGGGAATCTATAAGT